CCGTGGCTCTGGTGATGATCGGTGATGCTACTTGCACTCGCTGCTTGCATACTTGTAATAATCATAGCTGCTAATCAAAAAGGATAATGATGATGAAACGAGAATATCGCACAGCATTCAACAAGCTTCGTAAGATCGGGGTACCTGTAAAAGACTATGGTGAAGATGGCTTTGTAATCTCAGCAGAGGAAAACTATGAAACTGTATGGGCTGACTACTATGCCGAAAACAATTCATCACTAGATGACTTCGGTGTTAACCATAAAATCAATGATATTCTTAATGATCATGGTCTCTATGCAGAGTGGGAGAACGGTGGTGTCCTTGGCGTAAGTAAAATGTAATGCCATTCACAATCGAAGAAAAACCCTGGACAACTGAGATAGTTATTATGGATGATTCAGGAGATGATCTTGACCTTGGGGTAATCATAGAAAACGCTGGAGAATACGAAGGCTATGTGTCTATGAGACAATTCAATCAAGACATTGAGGGATACGATGTAGTAACTATGTCACCCAGGATGTTTAAGGATCTTATAAAATCCTTTGACTCTACAGAGGGATTCCACGGACTCCTATGGAAATAAAAAAAAGAACCCAGAGACTCTCACAGAGAATCTTTGGGTTCTTATAATTTTTAGCTAACCGACAAAGCGCACTTACTTGTTTTTTCGGTAACCGACAAAGCGCACAGGCATTTTCTTTCAGGTTCTACTAGAACCTCACACTATCCGCAGTGCTCGTATCTTATCGTCGAGTTCTTCATCAGACAAACTCTCAGCACCTATCTCCTCAATTTGGAGTTCCCTGCGCTGTAGTTTGGGTTGCTCATACTCTGCAACTTTTGCTGCGAGATCACTAGCTGTATCAAAATCTTCTTTGTCCAAAGCTTTGAACATGAGGATCTTCAAGACATCAAGAGAGTTCATATCAATATGATCTAGCACATCTTCCTTGTACTGACGCCAATCTTTCATACTCATCTTCAAAGCTTCTCTAGCATCTCTAGCTGCCTTACGGGAAGCTGCAGATTTCAATTGCATCTCACGAGCATTGTCTTTGGTGAATGAAGGTGCTAAATTCTTAAGGCTGTTTGGATGAACCTCTCTAGTCATAGTAATTACCTCTTATAATACTTTATGAATCCGACCACAGGGGTCGGATTTAAAAAGAGAGACAACTCTCTTCTCTATAAGGAACTTAAAGAAAGGGCATAAAATGTCAGATATTGTTAACAAACCTTCACACTACACACGTTATAAAATAGAACCTATTACATTCATCATGGAGAATGACTTACCATTTCATGTTGGTAACATTATTAAATATTCCATGAGGGCTGGTCATAAGATTTATGAGGGTGAAGATGGTATTGGGTCAGAGATAACAGACCTACGTAAAGTCATCCGGTACGCAGAGATGCGTATAGAGCAGCTTGATAAGAGTATGCGGGCTTACATCTAATGGGTGGCTTTAATAAAATAGCAACGGACATTGAAGAAATCATACGGAATGTCTACATGTTCGGTGATTTCTCTACTGAGAAAACATTCACAGAGATGGTGTATAAACGTTGTTACGAAGATGGTATACCTAGTAAGTATATGGACTACACTGATAAAAAAATAAAGGAAGCTTTAAATGTTTGATAAGATTAAAGAGATACGAGAAACACTAAGACGCAGACGTAATATGAATGAAACTATTAAAGCACTCCATGAACTTAATGACCTAGAGCTTCGTGATGTGGGTATACATCGCACTCAGATTGACGAAGTAGCACGTAGTGTTATAGACTTTCACCGAACTGTACGTAACATTACTGAGCAGGAAAGTAAAAAGAATGATTAAAGCAACGTACATTGACCACATGGGTAATGACTTGACTGTAGCTAACGCAGCCCGTGTGTCATTCGGTAAGACATCTGAGATGGAAGACGATCCGTGGGGACCACCTAAGCTAAAGGCTAAGGATGATAAGCTCATTCGTTACCTAGCCAAGCATAATCACATCAGTCCATTTGGGCATTGCTTCGCCAGCTTCCACGTTAAGGCTCCGATCTTTGTAGCACGACAGCTAGTCAAGCATAAGTTCTTAAGATGGAACGAGATTTCTAGGCGGTATGTAGATGATGAGCCTGAGTTCTATGTACCTGAAGTGTGGCGTGGGCGAAGTGCTGACAAGAAGCAGGGTTCTGACGGTGAGGTTAAACTTGGAACACTAGATGATACTATAGTATCGGACAGCCCACATGAGGCACTCTGTGCGTACAATGCCTTACTAGATGCAGGAGTAGCTCCTGAACAAGCCCGTATGGTACTGCCACAGTCTACTATGACTGAGTGGTACTGGTCAGGTAGCTTGGATGCCTTCGCTGATATGTGTAACCTGCGCTGCAAGCCTGACACACAGGCAGAGACACGAGAGGTAGCAAAGCAGATAGACCACAAGATGATTGAGTTATTCCCTGTCAGCTGGGATGCACTGACGGAGAATGACGATGAGTGAAGTAAAGATAACTGAAATAACTGAGCATGAGGATGGCAGTGCTACGTTGCAGGTAGAGTGTGACCCAGAGACATTCGCAGCCATCTTTAACGTGGGCTTTGTGTCGTTAATTAAAACTGGCCTACACTGGGAGAGTGAGAATGACTAAACTATATGACTTAGAACCAATGATAATGGACTGTTGGCATGTATGCGATGACCTTCAGGTTATCTTCAAACAGATCGGTGACGGTGAACGTGAGATTACAGAAGATGAGATGATGAACACACTGATTGGTATGCAGCAGCTATACCAATGGAAGTTCGAGCAGTTGTTCAATAAGTATGAGCAGATACAGAAAGAACAACGAGGGGACAGTGGGGTATGACGGATGATGTATGGCCCTTAGAGGCAGACTTTAGCGATACTACCCTAGTAACAACCGCAAGCTCACCTTGTGTTAAGGAGTGTAAAATAGGAGAAGATCATTGTCTAAGTTGTGGAAGGTCTATTAAAGACATCCAAGATTGGCGTGACTACTCTGAAGATAAACGTAAGAATATTATGAAATCCTTGGAGGATAAACAAAATGTATGAGGTGTATAGTATATCCAATTGTCCATTCTGTGACAAGGCTAAGGAATTACTACGAGAAACCGGAGAAGGTTTCACTGAATATGCTATTGATATCCAAAAAGAATTAGGTAAATCAATCATGGAGAGATCTATGATGAATACTGTACCAATTATCTACCACAAGAATGTATTTATTGGTGGGTATAATGATCTTAAGATGTACTTAAACAAGTAAAGAAAGGACGCAACATGCGTTTATGTTATGATATAGAATGTAATGGTCTTACTCCAGATACTATCTGGATGATTGTTGCACAGAACTTAGACACCGATCAGATCTATAAGTTCTCTGATCACGATAACCTACATGGTTCTATCGCTGATGGTGCTGCACTACTACAGAACGCAGATCTACTGGTAGGCCATAACATTATAGGTTTTGATAATATGGTCATGGACAAGCTGTGTGGTACTACACTTAATGAAAAACGTTTACATGACACGTGGGTTATGTCTCAGGTACTACGCTACAAGCGTCCACATAAGCATGGTCTTGCAGGTTGGGGTGAACACCTTGGCAACAGCAAGATCGCATATGAAGGTGGTTGGGATGCTTACTCACGTGAAATGCTACGTTATTGTGTGCAAGATGTTCGTGTGAATGTCGATGTGTACAATGAGTTACTCTCAGAGTACAAGAAGGTTGCTGCGTATAACCCTAAGATTAAATTGGGTATGCAAGCAGAACATGAGACAGCTAAGTTCAATGCATTCTGCAAGAGCAAGGGCTGGTACTTTGATATGGAAGAAGCTAAGACCCTATTAGGTACAATGCAACAACGTATGGCTGAGATCTCTGACATCATTGAGCCTCAGATGGGTACTAAGGTTGTCTACATTGACAAAGAACCTAAGTCACCTAAGTACAATAAGAATGGAAAATACAATGCGACGACTGCCAAGCTGCTTACTGAATATTTTGGAACGGAAGTCTCGGTCACAGACACCCATCTCGCGGGACCAGATTTCAAATTCCAACGAACAACTAAGGAACAAGCTAAACTGGGATCACAAGAAGCGGTTAAGGATTGGCTTGCCACTATCGGATGGAAACCAGATGAATACAACCGAAAGAAAATCGGAAGAGAATGGGTAACCACTGGACCTAAACTCACAACATCCTCATTAGCTAAGCTTGGGGAAATTGGTATGATGGTAGACGAGTACTATGTATTGCGTCACAAAGCTTCTCTTATGGAGGGCTGGGTAGAAAAGGTAGAGAGCTCAGATGATAAACGACTTCATGGTAACATGTGGACTATTGGTACTCCTACCTTCAGAGTACGTCACGAAGTTATCGCAAACCTCCCAGGTATTGAAACACCTTGGGGTAAAGAGATACGTGGAATGCTTAAACCTGATCCAGGGTACGTTATTGTTGGTGCCGATAGTGCTGGTAACCAGCTACGTGGTCTTTGTCATTATGTGGGGAATGACGATTTCACTAATGAGGTCCGTTATGGGGATCAACACCAAAGAAATGCTGATGCTCTTGGATGCTCAAGGGGTGTCGCCAAAGGGTATCTATATGCTTATCTCTTTGGTGCTGGTGATGCTAAGCTGGGACAAGTTCTATCAGGCAAATCAAACAGCGAAGTAGGGCGTAAGTCTCGTGCTGATTTTGCTAAAGGTATCAAAGGTTTGGAAGAACTCAAGAAGAAACTTCTAAACATCTGGAACAAAACATCTAACCAACAAGGTGATGGATGGTTCCCTGCTCTTGATGGACGCCCTGTATTCTGTGGGTCTGGTCATCAAACTCTTAACTACTTACTCCAAGCTGCTGAAGGTGTGACCTGTAAGGCTTCACTTATGTGGGCATGGGATAAGATACGTGAAGAGAAACTACGTGCTGAACCTCGTTTGTTCTACCATGATGAGATGGCATTCCAATCACACCCCGACGATGCTAAACGTGTTGGGGAAATTCTAACAGAGTCCTTTGCTGCTGGTCCAGAGATGTTCGGTGTAACATGTATGAATGGTGGTGATTATGTAATAGGAGAAAGCTACGCAGATGTTCACTGATAATGCAGTAATACTGGTAGACTCAGACTCAATCTACTTTCGGATGGCTTGTGTAACAACCAAACAGAAAGAGATACGTGTGGGAATTGACAATACTATGAGAGAGATCCAACGTAACTGTGGGTCTGATAGTTTTCTCGTAGCAATTAAAGGTAGGGGTAATTTCCGAAAGGAGATCTACCCTGCCTACAAAGAAACCCGAAAGGAGATAGAACCTGACGTTAAAGAAGCACTAAACTATGGGCACAAGTACATGGTTGAAAAGTATTCTGCTGTTGAGGCAAATGATATGGAAGCAGATGACCTTGTTGCCATATGGGCTGCTGAGTGTAGGTCTGTTGATCAGGAGTATACAGTAGTTGGGATTGACAAAGATCTTCTCCAGATTCCTGGAACACATTACAACTTCGTTAAGAAAGAAATTACAGAAGTTGATGAAGACACTGCTAATCTTAAGCTTATGCTCCAATGTCTTACTGGTGATAGGTCTGATAATATCCCTGGAATTAAGGGAATTGGACCTAAGAAAGCAGAGAAGATACTACACGGAGTTCCTATGCACCGCAGGTGGAATAGGGTGCGAGCTGCTTGGAGAACAAATGGGGCCGGTAATCCGGACACTTCCAAGCGTCTATTAACAATGCTAACATCTTGGGAAGAACTAGATGACATTAAGAAACAAATTGAAGAGCATAAGTCGAAAGAGCAAGCGTCAGTTCATAGGGATGCTGAAGACTGACATAGGGTGTACTGATTGTGGTTATGATAA